ATGCGAATAATTCGAGAGATGTCATATAACCCTGATTTATTAAGGTACTATCAATCTCTTCTACTGTTGTGTTCTCATTATCCCATCCACCAAGTTCATCTTCATATTCAAATAGTTCACACTTCAACTCATAAACATAGGTTTTACCTAATTGATAAAATGGTTGCTCGTGCTCAACAAATTTAATTTCAAATAATCTTCTCCCCAAAGGAAAATACACAATATCACCTTCTCTTGGTCGAGATGATAATACAATTTCATCATCATTCATTGCTTCTAAAAATGGTGAAATAAAATCCTCAAATCTCTCTTTTGAAATTATTAAGGTAAGTTCATCCTTCAAGTTCATCCCAAATTTTGTTAAAATATCACCAGCACCACTATATCCCTCATAGTTTTGCACATAAGCTTCAAGAGCAAAATTGTCATCAAACTTTGATGATGTCACTTCTCTTATAATTGTTTCTTTTCTTACAAATTTTCTTGGAATATATGTAATTTCAACTCCATATATTTTCAATTGCTCATTTATGAGTTCTTGAATTAATCTTTGTTCATTTGCTGAACCTTGTAGAAAAAAGGGATTAAGTGCCATAATTAACCAATAAAGTCATAAGGTGGAAGTTCATACTCAAGTACCATTCTTTGCTTAATGTCTTCCAATTCTCTTTCGGCATCTTCATATAGTTCTCTACCATTCAATTCAATTCCACCAGGAAGTTTAACTCCTCTAAATTTGATTAAATTTTGTCCCCATTGCTTTTTAATTAATGCTGTAAGATACTTTTTAATAAAACTATCATTATAAACATTAGTAAATGTGTTAGGATCTAATATTCTATAACAGTCAATAACAATATATTGGTCTTTAGATTGCGATCCCCAATCAATATCTAAATATAATCTATTTTGTCTTTTATTAAATCTAATCTGTTTATCTGTGGTTAATAAAAAATCAATATCTTCTAGGTATGATTTGACCATAGCATATTGTAAAAGTTCAACTGAGTTAAAATAATATAAATCATTTAAAAACAGTTGATATTTAATACTAAACATTCCACCAGAAATGGAACTAGTATCAAATTTAAAGATTTTTTCAATACCTATAACTGAATCTGGTACTTGAATATAATTTGAAGTTTCGTAAAAGTTATATGATACAGTTCCAATACCAGTAATATTTGATGTTGCTGTAGTTGTAGTTACACCAACTCCATTAGTATTTCTACCTCTACCCCTATCAAGATCTGCTTGAGTAATTTTATACTTTAGATACATTCTTTCAACGCCATCAAAGTGCCTCTCCTGAAAGTACTGAAGGGCATCGTCAACTAAATCATCGATCTGATCATCATCAACGTTAATCTCCAATACAGGAGCACCTAGGCGCCTTAAACAATAGTCTATAAGTTGTTGCCTACTTGCTGGTTTTGCCATTAGTATTCTCCCCCATCTATTGTGCTTGACCAGGTAGTAATTCCAACATTATCTGTTGTAAGTATATAGTTGGTATAATTAATTGCACTGCTGGTAGAACCAGTAGAAACCATAAGACCGGTAGAATCAAAATATGCAACTCCCCCAGTATTATATTGTCCATAATAAAAAGCACTTGAAACAGTTGCAATTCCAGTTATATTTGCGTTTCTAGCAGTAAATTCATCAAATCTTAAATCATCTCTTATATAAAGATCACCATCAATATAAACATCATTTCTGAAAGTTGCTACTCCAACAAATGTTGATATACCACTAACATTAAGTTGTTGTGATGTTAAATTAGTTGTTGATGTAACACCTAAAGTACTGATACCAGAAACATTTAACTGTTGTGATGTTAAATTAGTTGTTGATGTAACACCTAAAGTACTGATACCAGAAACATTTAACTGTTGTGAAGTTAAGTTTGTGGTACTAGTAACACCAAGAGTAGTAATACCAGAAACATTAAGTTGTTGGGATGTTAAGTTTGTGGTACTAGTAATTCCAAGAGTAGTAATACCAGAAACATTAAGTTGTTGGGATGTTAAGTTTGTGGTACTAGTAACACCAAGAGTAGTAATACCAGAAACATTTAATTGTGTAACTGATGCTATTCCACCAATTACATTAACGGAGGTTCCGGAATTTTCGGAAAATGCTGCTCCACCAGAAAGACTCGAAAGTACTTTAATTGCATTTTGTTGGCCAACTCTTACTTTTATGTCAGACATTATCGAGTAACTCCCTCCCTCACAAGAACCATCCCTTCAATTACTCTAGTCTTAACATCATATCCATCAGTTAGTATTACATCATATACATATCTTCCTGGTTTTATGGATTCTGTATCTTGTGAGGATAACTCCAAATATACACGACCTAAAGATGGTGGATTAGTTATAGTAGTAGCAAAACTTACAGCAGTTGAACTACCTGACCATTTTCTAAATTGTGCGTTAACTTGATATCCAGTTAAATTTAATGGAGATTCTGAATCTGTACTTTGCAGATTGAAAGATTGTTTAAAGTCTGTACCAGAATTTATTACTAGATTAGTGACATATACTGCTGACATTTAACCAATTTCAACATCTACTTATTATTTATATCTACAGAGAAGCAAGAGTAGACACTACTTCTTGTTGTTTTAGGTATAATTTGCAGTATAATTTTGCAAATATTTTTAATTCATCTTCATTTAGTTGATCTATTACTCTAGCATGTTTTTCATATTCAAATAATTTATTAATACTTTCCAATTCAATATTATTTGGATCCATTTAATAACTCCTTAAGAATAGATTTAATTTCATCAATATCCTTCCTCATTTCACTCAATTCTCTTTTTTGAGAATCTCTGATAGATAATGAACTTAAATATTGATTATATGCAGTGGAATCACAATTCACAATTGCTCCTGACCATTCATCTCTGTATAGATTCTGATGCCCCTCTACTCTTATCATCTTACTGCAAGTGTTCTAAGTTCTTTGATTCTTGGTGGATATGCCTGATTAGTTCCAGACATTACAATTTTAATAGTATATCCGCTAAATAATCCCAAATTATCGGCAGTAAATTGATATTCTAGGAATTGATTATCAAGACTTGGTGATACAAAAGTATCTGGTAATCCACTATTTTTTGATGTATCTAAAACTTTATATCCGTCCTCAGTTGTATACGTCAAATTATCATATCCAGGGAATAATTCAAATGATTGATCAACTTCACTCGAATCTGGTCTAATTAAACTATAAAGAACTCTAAAATCAGCAGAAGAATGACGATATGCTGATAAAATAACTTTTAGTGTAGTAGATGGTTGTGCCAAGTTTACAGTATTTGAGACATATACTGCAGCATGTGGATCATTTAATATTGAATTAACTCTACCATCTGATGCATAATCTGAAATAGGATTATTTAAGCGACTAGAAATAAATTCAGTAAAAGCAGTATTTAAGTAAATAATTGGAGATAGATTACTATCCGAAGTATTGAGTGTTATTCCGGTAGTAAATGATTTATTTCTAGGAAGATTATCAAGATACTCAGTTTCATTTTCCTTAGAGCATACAAGTCTTATTGATCTTAAAGTATTCAGTGAATTTAGTTGAATTGGTTCAAATCCATTATCGAGGAATGATGTTTCATTTCCACCAACACTAGTTCCGGAAGTGGTTCTAATTATTGATGTAGCAGAAGTAGAAGATCCGGGAGTAATAATATCATAATGAGGCACTATTGAACTATATTGAATATTTTCGGTTGCGAGTACTTTAGAACCTCCTAATGTTGATTCTGAAGTAAATTGCAGTTGGGGCATTCCTGCGGGGGATCCGTCAGCACTTCTATTTACTCCATTTGTGGTTCTATCAATTTCAATATAGTACCTATCCAATCCTATATTTACATCACTAATATCGTGAGTTTTATTAATTCTTCTTAAAGAAACACCATTTAATTCATACTTGTATACCACACTATTGATATCATGTGGAACTACAATTGTCGAATCAATTCCTCTTCCACTGGAAGCAATTGTTAAAGTTCCGTTTCCAACATCATTATATGCAATAATTTCATTCTCAATTTTTATATATCCAGGATTATTACCATTTACTCGAATTCCTTCAAAAATTGCAAAATTTGACGTATCTCCAATGCTAACAGTTGCTATTTCTTGTGAGGTTAATATTGTAGAAAGAGTAGTTGGTGCTGTGCTGGATCGAGCATCTCTAATAGAAAGTTTATTAGTATTTCCATACATTCCATGATTAAAATGATCAACTCTTATAAAGTTTCCGGAATATTGGTCTCCAGAACCTGAAGAACTTCTAATAAAAGTACTTGCAAGAGATACTAGTACGTTTGAATTATTGTAGTAACTCAATCCTGCACCAACAACAAACGATTCTTTCTGCCCCTGAACATTTGATAGATATAATGTATCGAGACCTGTACCAATTGCACTAATAGTAATTCTTGCATTATTTCCAGTATTAGATGAAACAGAAGAAGTTACTATTCCAACTACATCGCCAATAGCATATCCATTTCCTGAATTTACTGTTGATATTCCGGTAATTGCACCATTGGTTGCTGTGATACTCAATATAAGACCAGAACCACTTCCAGTAATATTATAAGTTGATACATTTGTATCAGTATTTGGATAATTACTTCCACCAGCGGTAAGTGCTACCGATGATACGGAACTTCCTGTTCCAACAATATATCCATAAACGTAAGGTTGTGATCCAACAATCTTTCTACCCTTAGATAAATCGGCAATCACTAATGCATTTGTTGTTGTAGTAATTCCAATAGTAAGTGTTTTTGGTAAAGTTGTTAATGGATTATTGCCCAATCTCTGAACGTATCCATTACTTTCATCCAATGTTGGATTGTAGAAAAATGCCGTTCCTGT